CCCATATCGTATCGGTAAAGAAGTCTTATCGATTAAAATCTCCGAATGATGAGACTTTATGGTCTGATGATGAGATCTGGATTCCGTCCTACAAGGAAGTCGGATTTACGAGTGAAACTTATGTTGAGTCAGATGGGGTTACTTATCCGGGGCTCTTTAATTCCGATGCGACAAGAATCAAGTACAATACTTCCAATTCAGCAGACTACTGGTGGCTTCGATCTGTTAGCACTGCTTCTTACTTCAGACGCGTGGACAAGAATGGCCTCGAGAACGCCAACAATGCGAGTTACACGAATGGGGTCGTCTTTGGCTTCTGTACTGACTGATTCCTATCATAATGAAACTGCTCGGCGGGTCAGTTATTATTTTACAACCGCCGGTTAATTGAATAAGGGACTCGTGGCTCTATTACTCATTCTCCACGAGTCCCACTTTTTTATTTGAGAGGAGCGGTTTCTTATGATCCGTTATGCCAATCGAAAAACCGTCGGCTCCATTAAAGACGGAAATAAAATGACTTATATCGAATACTTCGAAGGCTACTGCAATACATCAGACGAAAAGCCTGTTAAGAATGTAGCAAACGGCAGCAATCTGATTGATACAGATACCGGAGACTGGTATTTCTTCAACGAAAAGACACAAACCTGGAGTAAATGGCGCGAATTAAAGGAGTGATGATCTGATGAGATTGTCATTGCTTGATAATCGACGAAACTTACTATTATATCTCGACGAAGACAAAGTTATCCCTAAGTATACCGTAACTTGGAAAAACTGGGATGGCACCGAGCTTTACGTAGATACCCAAGCAGCTGAAGGCGGAATTCCTGCTTATGTAGGTCCCACTCCGACGAAGCCTGCTACTCAGACGGTTCGCTACGAGTTCGCCGGATGGACTCCTTCAGTTGTAGCGGTTACAGGGAATACCACGTATACCGCGACCTTCACCGAAGTTCCGATTATAGTTCAGGTTCAGTGGCTGAATTATGATTCCAGTGTAATCAAAATGGAAGAAGTTCAGGCCGGGACTAAACCTACGTACAGCGGAACTGCTCCAACCAAGCCTTCGACCGCACAGTATCGCTACAACTTTACTGGCTGGAGTCCGAGTCCTGCAGTTATTTACGAGGATATGGTCTACACGGCTCAGTTCCAGGAAGTCCCGAATACTTCACAAACTGTTCAGTTCCTATCCCGCACCATGACCGAATATATCTCAACGCCTACTATTATTCAGGAATTAAAGATTTCTGATGGGACATTATCGCCGCTTGTTATTGGTGCTATAAGTACTATTAACGGTATACCAACAATCGTAAGGGACAATGAAGGTCGAAGACAAAGACGTGTTGTAAATGTCGATCATGGTATTGTGCCGTTTAATCTAAGGCCTACTGCAAGCGATCCTATAACGCAAACGTCGTATTATCCAATACCAGTTCCTAGTGATGCGACTGAAGCAACGATGATCGTTAGTCCGTCTACATTTCCATGCAATGGACAAATTAGAAGTTTGGATAACGGTGTATACACGATGATACCGCCAACAAATCAAGAAACTGGATCTATTCATTTCGAATTTACGCCTGGAAACAATTTGTATTTTGTATGTTTGGTAATGGACGTGACAGACGCTGAACCAACTGACGTAATTGTAATGTTTTATAAATAGGAGAAATTCAAAATGGCAGTAGTTTATGAAACTTATCGTCCTGGACTGGTTCGGGCCTATTCTGACAAAGGGCTCTATATCAAGAATCCTGACGGCGAAGTGTATTATGAGGCTATTGATCCTGACTGGACCCATCGGACTTATGAAGAGACCGAAGAGGAAATCGAGATCGCGGCTGATGAAGCTCTCTCCATCGTTTCCGGGGAAGATACTTATCAGAATTACGAAGAAAGCGACGGGGACCTCCTTCAGTCTTCTGAAGAGGCACTCAACGTTATTTTAGGAGGAGAAACCGAATGAAACTTGCAAGAGCGATGGAACTTCGAGCGATTATCGAAGAGGCCATGAGTAAGGAAGACGATTCTGTTGTCCTTGAGATTCCGCAGCTTCTTCCCGAGTGGAAAGCCGGGATTGCTTATAAAACCGGAAAGAAAATTCAGTATGGCGGAGTTGTCTGGAAGGTTCTTCAGGACCATACTTCTCAGGAAGGTTGGGAACCGGGTGTAGCGCCGAGTCTGTTTGCCGAAGTACTGATTCCTGATCCCGATGTCATTCCTGAATGGAAGCAGCCCGACAGCACGAATCCATACATGTCCGGTGACAAGGTGACCCATAATGGCAGCACTTGGGTATCCACCGTTGACAACAACGTCTGGGAACCCGGTGTTTATGGCTGGGATCCTGTGTAATAATTTAATCGAAAACAATTCAAAATGGAACTCTGGAGGTACTAGTATATGACCATCCAGGAATATATGTATCGGAAGTTTCGGAAAGCCGGTATGACAATCGAAGGCGCCTGTGCTGTTCTTGGTCAGATTCAGCATGAGGGCGCCTTTATTTCTAACAATGCGGAAGATTCCAAAAAAGTTGTCGACGCGATTTACACAAGACAGGTTGACAATGGAATTATTTCGAAACCGCAGTTTATGTATGACAAAATTGGATATGGTTATGCTCAGTGGACTTATCCGGATCGCAAAGGGAAAATGTATGATTTTCACAGAGCGAGAGGAAAGTCCATTGGGGATTCCGACACTCAGATCGACTTTCTGATCTGGGAAATGCAGCATGATTTTCCGGTTCAGTGGCGCTTGGTTACAAACAGCCATGATCTGGAAGATCTTAGTTGGCAGCTTCTGGACAAATGGGAAAATCCTGATGGTAAGGAACGCCAAAAGCCGATTCGTTATAAGTCTTCCGAAGATTTCTATAAGCAATTTAAAGATCTTGATCTAGAAGGGACGAGCGCTATGACCAAACAGGAAGCAATCGATCTCGTCCTGAATCTGGCGAGGTCAGAACTCGGGTATCATGAAAAAGCCTCGAACTCGCAGCTTGATGATAAAAACGCGAATTCAGGTTCCGGAAACTGGACGAAGTATGCACGAGATATCGACAGTCTCAGAAACTTTTATAACACGGCAAAGAATGGCTACATGTGGTGTGATGTGTTTTACGACTGGCTGTTCGTTAAGTGCTTTGGACCAGACCTCGGACGACAGATGCTCTGTCAGCCTCTGAACAGCGCCGGAGCAGGCTGTCTTTACTCAGTTCAGTATTACAAACAGTACGGCAGATGGCATACCGGATCTCCGGAGCCTGGCGATCAGATTTTCTTTACTTATGCTCCAGGCGAATACAGTCATACAGGTTTAGTGGAATCGGTTTCCGGCGGAGTCGTTACTACAATCGAAGGCAATACATCCGAATCAGTAGGCAGACGATCCTATGCGATCGGAAGCTCTACGATTGCCGGATATGGTCGTCCCAGATGGGAGCTTGCCGCAGATGCCAGCCCAGACAGCAGTTCATTTCCAAGCACTGAGCGTATTCTGAAACTTGGTTGCCGTGGGGAAGATGTCAGAGAGCTCCAGAAGAATCTTCTGAAAATGGGTTATGATATTGGACCCGACGGTGCCGATGGGGATTATGGCAGCAACACGAAAAAAGCTGTCATGAAGTTCCAGGAGCAGCACCATATCGAACCGGTCGATGGTGAAGTCGGGGATGACACCAGAAAAGTCCTGAAAGAGATTCTAAACAAAAATTCGGAATCCGAGAATCCGATTGAGACCACACCAGAGCCCGATACAAAGATACCACGGAAGAATCTTCAGATCCGTACAATCAAAATGGAAGACGAAGGGCCTGATGTAAAGCTTGCGCAGGCCGCATTGCTCTGCTGGGGTTACACAATTGTTGTAACGGGAATTTTCGGTAAGGAAATGGATGAAAAGATCCGGAATTTCCAGAAAGCAAAAGGTCTGAATCCGAACGGAATTATTGATCATGATACCTGGAGGGAGCTGCTTAAAGTATGAAGTGGCTTCTGATATGGCTTATTGCTACAGGCGTTATCCTTGCCTGGTTTAACGGCAACGGGCCTGTTTGATATTTTTAACTTTGGAGGCAGTTGCATGCAAGAATTGCGTTTCATTATAAAAGGACAAATGATTAAGAAGGACCCAAATTCACCATTTTCAAAGATGGTAGCCGGTACTTCGAATTATTATGTCGCCTCGTTCGATATGGATTCGGCATGGACAGGATACAACTGCCTTGCAAAGTTCACGACGAATGCCGGCGAGGAATTTGTTCCGATTAAGTCCGGGCTGGCTGTAATTCCGGAGGCTGTATTGAAGCATAAGGCTTTTGAAGTCTCGATCATCGGAAAGAATGGAGCTTCACTGCTTACAACGAATTCGAATAAGGTTATTCAGATCGGGGGGATTTAAGATGCCAGATCTTAATAATCTTTTTCAGGCCGCGTCAACAGTCGGCAGTTTGAACTCCGATCCGTCGTGGCTGGTCATCGATCATGACTTTCGAACGATTGATATTCCTGCGAATAAGAAGCTTCTTGGCGTCACCAGCGATGAGAGGATCAACTATCTGGATTTTAAAGGACCTCAGTATTACGAGGGGGCTGATCTCAGCACGTTTTCAATCCGCGTTGTTTACCTGAATGCACGAGGCGAGAGTGATATTTACGTCGCTCCTGAAGTCAATGTCGTTGATGGCGAGCTTCGGTTTACATGGGAAGTTGGAAGACATGCCTGTCTGTACAGCGGCAATGTTCAGTTCATTGTGCAGGCAGTATTGACGGATCAGGAAGGCTATATTTTAAAGAAGTATAACACCAGGATCCATTCGTTGCCGGTCGTGGAAGGCATCGAGCCGGACGAAGGGATTCTTCTTGCAAACTATGATCTGATTACGCAGTTTGCGAGAAACATTCAGAGATCGCAAAAGATTGACGAATTTGTTTCAGACGCTGAAGCTTATGCCCTTGGAACCAGAGGCGGAATTGCGGTTGAGGAAGACGACGTTACTTTTGAGAACAACTCAAAGTACTATGCCGAGTCTATCCGTGATGATCGAGAAGCCGCTGATATTTCAAAAGTTGATGCCGAAGCGTGGGCATCCGGAAAGCGAAACGGCGTTTTGGTTGATATTAATGATCCGACTTACCACAATAACGCTCTATATTACATGACTGAGACGAAGAATGCTCTGTCAACTAAAATCGGACTTTTTTACGATACGATCAGCGGAGATATCGTAGAAGTTCAGGATGGAGCAGACTATGCCCCGATCAGATCAATGAAGATTGATATTCTGCCGGAACCGGATCTGCACGGCTATGAAACACCTTGGCCCGGTGGCGTGAAAAAGAATCAGCTGAAGATCACCGGAACGGATACAATCGAATCCGGGCTTACGATTCGCGTACCGGACAGCGGAGATATTCATGTAAACGGCACGTCCGACAGTATTTGTTATTACGTTGTAAATAATGCACTGGATACGACTGCGCTTACCGGAATGATATTCTGTGTCAATACAGTAACCGGGATCAGCTGGAGAGTTGCGTCAGCTTCGAGCAACGACGCAGTTCAAGAACTCTCTAATGGAGATGCTCTTGAAGATCACGGTGATGGTATGAGACTGATTTGTCGGATTACAAATGGACTGATATTAAGCGATCAGGTCCTTCAGCCAATGCTGATCTCGGCTGGGGAGAGCGATCTTAGTTTCCTTCCGTACGAAAATCGCTGTGATATTTTAGGATTTGATGAGCTATTGCTCAGCGGCATTGCCGGCACGAATCCCTGGGAGCTTACTGTTGACCTCGGTACAAACGCACCGTTGTATGGCGGATCTGTTGATGTGATCACCGGCATTTCAGAGTCTTCATACGCCAAAATCTCGGCAACAAAGGCGGATTTCGGCAGCGTCAACGTCTCCGGAACGGGACATTCCTATCGCGAGGCCCGGTTTAATTCCAAGCCAATTCCTTCATCCGGAACGGATTCAGCGCTTGCCAGAAGCTCCCAGGTCTGCAACATTGCAGTAATCGCAAACCCGGATACCGATACCACATATGGCGATTATCTGGCGGTTGCGTATCTGAGCCTGGTTGATAATATTCCTATTCTTAGAATTTCCGAAGAACTCTATCAGGCGCTCGAAGATGATTCCAGCGTTGAAGTCGTGTATGAAATTGCGGAATCGGTTCCTTTTCAGCTTCCGGAGACTACGATTCGAACCGGCCTGAACTACAATAAATTCCAGTGTGATGCCGGACGTATAATGCTTGAATACGCGGTTGACATTAAGTCATATATCGATGGCAAGTTTGAGCAGCTGCGAGCCATGATCGAATCGGGTGATACGCCATGAGCATCTCGAAGTATGCAATTCCACGGAAATGCGAGATTCCGGATGGGGCTTATGGCGTTTGGCAGATCCCGGAACTGGACATTATGATACCGCTTTACAAAGGCCCGAGCAAAGCGAAGACGCAGAAGATTATCGACAAAGAAAACAGTGCATCCATCAGGTCCTGGGGATGCGGAAGGATCATCGAGGATCATGCGGAAAGTGTGGCTGGGCGTGGAAAATGGCAGATTGGAAAAGTTTTGCCGGATATGCTCGGGTTTCTTGTACTTCCAGATAAGACGGAACAGTATGTCTGCAATCGAGTACTTCGGGCGAAACGATTTAATACCTGCTTTACCTGTGATGGCGTTGGTGTTTATCCTCGTTTGGTGACTGATATTTTATGTGTGTGCTGCGCTACTGGCGATGCTTCAGAGGTTTACATTGCCGCATTTAAGTATACGTGTGCGTTGCCGTAATTTTATATATTTAACCTCATGGAGGTAATTTCCTATGGAGTTTTGGGAAATTCTCGAATCTATCGGGATCAGCCAGAAAGCTTTCTGGACCGCGTTGGTGTTCCTGTCGTCATTGTTTATCGAGTGGCGGCCAGAAATTAAGTGGAATCCGTGGACCGCGCTATTTAAATGGATCGGTTCAAGATTCAATAAGCAGATTGATAACAATCTCAAGGCCGTTCGGGAAGAGATCAAGGCCCTTAATAAGAAAGTCGATGATATTCAGACAGAGGTCGGTAAAGTCCAGAGCGATCTTACCGATCATATTGAAGAATCTGAAATAAAGTCATTGCAGGACACAAGGCGTGATATTCTTGAATTCGCAAACGCGTGCATGAATGGACGTAAGCATACCATGGAACAGTTTGATTTTGTGATCAAGCAGTGCGATGACTACGAAGCTTATATCGAGAAAACAGATACAAAGAACGGCGTCATCGAAACCGCGATCAAGGAAATCAGACGTCTCTATGAAAAGTGCAGACACGAAAACAGTTTCTTGAAAGAAGGAGAAGGAGACAATGAAAAATAAGACCTATGATATTCTGAAGTACATTGCTCAGATCGTACTTCCGGCGCTCGGCACTCTGTACGCGGCGCTGGCTCCGCTGTGGAATCTTCCGCACGCAGAAGCGATTGTTGGAACGATCGTCGCAATTGATGCATTTCTTGGTGCTCTTCTGCAGATCAGTTCGAATCAGTATTACAAGCAGGGAAAAGATGTGCTCGGAACCCTTGCGATCGATGCCGAGAATGAGATGGCAGCGTTTAACTTTGACGAGGCCAATGCTGAGGATCTGCTGAATGCGAAGACGGCAAAAGTCAAAGTTGAAGTTTACGAAGGAAAGCATGAAGCATAATAAAGCATGATATTTAATAAGATAAGAGCTGCTGATCGTATGATTTACAGCTCTTATTTTTTTTCGACCGAATGATAATCGCAAATTTTACAATCGTCATAGTAGAGAAATAAAGAGGTAATGATTGGTGCTAATTGGCAGCACGCCGGAAACGGAGATGTAGGTTCGAGTCCTGCAGCCTCTTATCTTTTTCGCAAAATTTGCAATCGTTTTAATAGAAGAGCAATAAATTTTGTGGAAAAGAGGTTTTCTCAATGAAGAAAGTTATTATGGGTTTGAGGCAATTTATGGAAAAACATAGCGAGTTTATTAATTCGTTTGCGAAAGGAGTGATTGCTGGAAACAGTATAATTTCATCAGGAGGAGGCGGATACATAGAACTAAGCTAAGTTGAAAGAAGACGGGAGTCGCTGTTAATAGCACATGCACAGCGGCTCTCTTTCTTTTTCCAAAAATTTCCCCGGTTGGCATTTTTCGAATTCAAAATGGAAGAGGTGAATTCAATGTGGTCATCAGTAAACAATCGAAAGACATGATCTATCATGAGGAATCCTGTCCGTATGTAAAACGCATGAATAAAAAGTATCTTCGGCATGTAACGGCTGATACGGCGAAGGAGCGAGGTTATCGTGAGTGTTCTTACTGCGGCGGTCTTCATGGCATGTATGTAAAAATGAGAGATAATCCGAAGTTGTTTCAGAGAGGAGAGACAGGAATTGAGGTTTCTTATGATCGAGTTGACCGGGGAGTTTGCTTTCGAACGGCAAACGGTTTTTGGAAGGTGATTATTCGCGGCCCGGTTGAAACCTATAAGCTTTGGCATCTGAATCGTGGGCATTTCGATCCAGAACTTCCAGATAAGATTTTAATGCGACGAACGTTTCACAGGCAGTCAGACGTGAAGGAAACGCTGAATATGGGACGGATTATTCGGTATATTTCGGATCACGACAAGGCGAAGCGGATTATGGACGAAGATTGGAAGAAGCTTCCGAAATCAACGCCCAAGCAGAAGAAGTATTACAAGCAGGCACAGAAGAGAGCCAAACGGAAAGAACATAAAAGAATCGACGAATTGTTTAAAAAACTTGAAAAAGGAGAATTGTGATTATGGACGAAACAATGAGACTTTATACGCCGAGAAAAGAGCTCCCGATCCTGTCGCACGAAGAGGCCTCTGCAGTTGTCACAAAAAAAGGACATCACGAGGCCGAACATGAATCAAAATGGAAGAAATTCTGCGTCTACATCACTGATTGGCAAGTTTGGAAAAACGTTTTCGATGAAAATGGAAAGAGAGAACACGAGCTTGAGCAGAAGTATCCATGGTTTGACATTCTGCATAATTGGATCGTCGCCCTTTGTATCTTTGGACTGTTTGTATCATTCATTATCTGGGGGATTAACATTTACACCGAGCGTACTGCCCAGGCTTATGCGGATTCTATCGCTGCTCAGAAAGATGCTGAGCACCAGGCCTATATCGATCAGCAGGAAGCGGATAGACTCGCAGCGGAACAGTCTCTTGAAAATCTGATGAAATCTAATGCTCAGGTTAAGGCGAAACTCGGATATGGGAGCCGAAACTTTGTCGAAAAGTACAATTATTCCGATGCTGACTTCATGACTCTCTATCAGTGCGTTGACAATCGGCTAAAAAATAAAATGTATCTCGGCATGAGTATTGATGAGATTGTATTCAAAGAAGGACAGTTTATCGCATCGTTTGATACGAATCCGGTGCAGGACTATTACTTTAATCTCGCCATGAAGTCCGAGAGACTGAAGAACGATCGCGAAATGCAAGGTCTGCCAGAGCCGGTTGGATCCGATTACGTCTATGCGATTTATACTCAACATGGGATTTATCTCGCAAACGATCCGAATGCTCCGGCTTATACCTGGTGGAGATATTCGGAGTGAGGAGGGATTATTATGGGACAGCACAAGCATAATCCGACAGCGATTGCGGCTAAAAATGGAGAAATCCCACCGAAACCAAAGCCACCATCAAAAAGGGAACGCGAGGCCATGGCTTATGCCGCTTTTCAGGACGCAATGCACAAAAGAGGTTTATTAACACCGTTTGATATGAATACTCTTCTTGGCGTCGATAACATTTATTTCGATTAAAATACTATATTATAAAGGAAGGAACTATAAAAATGAAAATCTACAGCTTTAACATCTGCAAGTGTCATGTCACGATTATGATCAAAAAGAGAAAGTATGAAGTGGTTGACAAGCTTGAAATGAAAAAAGATCTCGTTAAAAGTCAGCCAGAAGAAATCAAAATGGAAGAGAAAACTAGCGGTGAGCCAATGGTTGATCCCAATCTTATTCTGTACAATTACTGTGAAAAGTATATCGAATCTCAGCGTGAAATTCTTTCAGAATCGACTTTGAACGGGTATAAGAACATCATTAATAATCATCTCGGTTGCCTTATGAGAACCTATCTAGGAGATGCGACAAATGAAGATATTCAAAGATCGTTTGATGTCGAAATTGAAAAGGGTCTCAGCAAGAAAACCCTGAAAGGTTATAAATCTTTCATTCTGAAAGTTCTTGCCGTTTATCGTCCTGATTTCACGCCAGAAATTCGTATCGAAAAGGAGTCTACCGATGAGACTACCTGAGCCACAAAGGCTTCCTTCTGGTAACTGGAGAATCCAGCTGCAAATAAAAGGCCATCGCTATTCCATTACTGCTCCGACGAAAAAAGAAGTCCGAGATAAAGCCAAGCAGATTTTCGCAGGGGTTGAAATGGAAAAACGGCTTCCAATGACTGTGGGTCGTGCTATGGATCAATATATTGCAGAAAAGTCAGGTGCTCTGTCCCCGAGTACAATTCGTGGGTATAATTCGTATCGTAAGAATTACTTTCAGAATCTTATGGATATGAATATTTCCGATCTGACCCAGGGTGATATTCAGTTGGCGGTTTCGAATGAAGCTCTAAGAGGAAAGTCGCCGAAGACAATTCGAAATGCTCATGGTCTTTTGAATTCCGTCCTGGAAGAGTTTAGACCGAATTTTAATGTCCATACGCATCTTCCAGAAAAACAGCGGACTGAAATGCGGATTTTTACCGAAGAAGAAATGCAGAAAGTCTGGAATGCAGCAAAAGGAAGTAAGTACGAGCTTCCGATTCTGCTCGGATCCTGGATGGGCCTGAGAATGAGTGAGGTTCGTGGACTTAAATTTAAGGACCTCAAGGAAGGCAAGCTCCATATTCACACGGCGGTTGTTCGTGATTCAGAGGGAAAGAGCATTGAAAAGAGAACCAAGACAGTTTCCGGAGATCGCTATATTAAATGCCCTGGAACAATTCAGCATCTGATCGTCGTTGAGAGACTGAAGCTAGAAGATGTCGGAAAGGACAAGAATGAGATTGCTGAAAGTTATATTTGCCCTTATGCCGACATTACGATCTATAAGAATTTCGTCAGCATCTGTAAGAAAGCCGGGGTTGAGCCATGCAGGTTCCATGATCTCCGGCATTTCGCAGCTTCAGAGGCTCATGCACTTGGAGTTCCGAACAAGTATTCCATGAAACGTATGGGACATAAGACTGAGAATATGCTTCAGAACGTATATCAGCACACCATGAGAGATAAAGAAGACGAATTTGGAGACCTGATTGACGAAAAAATGGAGAAACTGTATAATGGAGGAAATGAATGAATCTTTATATTTTAGCTTATACAAACGATACGATGCCGTGGATAAATGTTATGCGTATTCGAACATTCGACGGGCGAGAAATCGTATTGGATCGTGATAGAACCGAGACTTATCAAACTGAAAAAGAGAATTTGGTAGATGTAATCTGGCGAGGTGTATATATTTGGGATGGAAGTAAAGAAAACTATGAATTGCCGAAAGATATATTTAATGGCGCAGTTGTTGAAACCGTAGAAATCGAAGATGATGCGCCCGAAGAATACTATTTTGATCCCGTCAGTTGTAGTCTCTATCCATCATTTGAAGGAACTGATTTTGAAGTAATAAATCTTCCGATTTTAAAGAAAAAAGGAAAAGTGCACACGAAAATGCACACGATATTTGAAAAGTTCAAGAAAGCATGGTTGAGTAAGGGGTCAAGATGACGGGTTCGACTCCCATCATCCGCTCCAAAGCGAGGGTTGCAGGCTTACTTAGGGTTTTGCGACTCTCGCTTATTTTATTATATTTTTGAGCTCTCTGATCTGAAATGTTACTCTCGGATCTGGGAGCTCTTTTTCATATATGAGTGAAATTTCTGCACACAAAAGTGCACACGGGATATTTTGTGTGCATTTACTCGGACGATTTAAAGTGCGAAAGTGCGGTGATGCGAAATGATCGGGGACGGTGTAGTTCCTCTTACGTAGCTAAAGCTCTCTCGTGAAGTCGACCGCGGGAGGGCTTTATTAATATATGGAAGGTGAGTGGAGATGATTTATATGGACTAAAATAATTAATGAAAGGATGATGTTTAATAGCATTTTTTTGAGCAAATGTGTGAAATGACGGGGTATGAACCTCAAACTACTTTCTGGGACGACTTTATGATTGCAGAAAAATTTGGAACTGATGCCGTTCGTGATACTTTTAATAGAGCCATGAAAGCCTGGAAGAAGAATTATATTTACCTTACCGAGCTTGTTATGGTTCTGAACTGGAACATCTGGTATTGGGACGGCGCCGGAACGAAGAAAGCTGAAGAACTAGCAGAGCTTTATAATGAACTCTGGGAGAAAGCAGATCTATTTGCGCTTGATAATCTGACTGGTGAAGAGCTGCAGTATTTTCTAAGGACGGTGGACTAAGACCGAATACGTAATTCCAGAAGTTCGATCCAGAATGTACACGCAGGAAGTCGGAGCAATGTATGGACGAAAACCAATCAAATCTACACTCGATGCGGCTGATGCATTAATGGAGCATTTTTATGACGCAGACAAAGAATATTTCGTTGCCGTTCATATTGATGCTCAAGGAAGGCCGATTAGCTTTTCTGTGGTATCATCCGGCGATGTTAATGCAGTACATTTTCCGATCTCGAGTGTATTTAAAACAGCGCTTTTGCAAAATGCCGTATCTATTATTGTATGCCATAATCATCCAGGCGGAACTTTATCTCCTTCTACCGAAGACATTGAGGCAACGAGAATGTTGGTAGAAGCTGGAAAGATGCTTGGAATAAAAGTTCTTGACCATTTTATTCTTACGCCAACAGAGTATCTTAGCCTGAGGGAGAGAAGAAGTGATCTGTTTAATTAAAAGGAAAACGGCTTGAAATCAAAATAGAAGTAAAATAGGGTAAAAATGCTGGCTGGAGCAAACAGGAGAACTTTAGATGATACTTTCTTCATTTAAAACTCACAGAATTGCTCCAGTCGGCAACTTTTTGGAGGTAAAAGTATGAAAAATAGAAAATTCTCTTTGCGCGAAAAGTTTACCGTAGGAATCGTAAAAAGATTCGCAACCGATTTGATCATTGAGCCGAGCACAGAGCATCCGGGTCTTTACGACGCATCATTCAAGATTGACAATTGGCATGGTCGTCTTATTAGGTTGATTGATCCGAAGAGATTTTATTTTGCGGACAAATAGATTGGAAGGGGAGCGGCTTTTACAGTCGCTCTTTTTTTTTCGCAATTTTTACAAGCCGTATAATAGAGAGGTGAAGACCAAGCGACCTAAACCGAAAGGCATGGTTGAGCGTGTAGCGCGTTCTTGGAGACTAATTGGGAGTGGACACCACGATCTGGAAACGGATCTAAAGAATGAATCAGGTAATACTCAAAACAAGAAATTGTAGGTGAGAACTAATCCTACCACCTTTCTTTTTTTTACCTCAAAGTTAAACTATTCTAATCGCACAGTTATATTTCAACTTTGAAATACTTTTTCATCATTCAAATCTGAAAGGATTCTTTCAAACTGGAAACAAGCTGTAACAATCATGATTTACATTCGGCTTTCTCGTGATATACTGTATCTGCTGGCCAGCAATCAACTGTAAAAAGGAGATTGCAGCAATGAAAGTGATATTTTCGGATGAAGAGAAACGCATGGATCGGTTTGATGCTATCCTATGCGAGTATTGCCGTCATTATAAGAAATCCGTAGAGACGGTGGCTGAAAAAGCAGGATGCAGCACGGCGAGCTTATGGCGATATCGTACTCATGTCGAGTCGTTTCGAAAGGCTCCGCTTTGGGTTATCGCAAATTGCCTAAGGCTTACGAATGTTTCAAATCAGGATCTTCGTTATATTTTGGGTCTTCCGACTGGTAGCGCCGAAAATGAAAACTGAATACGCACTGAGTAAGCATCGCTTTTACGAACTTAAGCACTTCTGCCTCCAATACCCAGAATGGAAGAAGTTATATTCTCAGCTGGATGGCTGGGACGGTAAAGGCGACACGACTTCTCGAGATGGGATCAAGCGTGCTGATATTCGTCGCAATGTAGAACTGATCGAATACTGCACTATGATTACAGACCGTAATATTCTTCGGTATGTAACGGAAGGGATTAGTCTACCCGTTGAGTTAAGGTATTCGTATAAACGATTCTTCTGGGAACTGAGTAAACGACGGTGATATTTTTGATTCGCAAATAATACATCGCTTATAGTAGAAAGGAGTGATTTAAATGTTTTTAAAAAAGAAAAAGCAAGAAACAAAGTATGTTTATATTCTTATGAAAGAAACGCTTGGAAGAAAACGTGAAGGTTTAGTTTATCCAGATTTTAATATTCGTCTTCTTTCTCCGGAAGCTATAAAGGTGTTTACGGACTATGACAAAGCCGTTGATTGGCTTATTCACATTCATGAAAATACCTTATATGACAACACGGAGCTGGAATCGAATGGTTTTGGATCTTGGTTTACTAAAGTGCGGCTTGTTCCTGGAAGTACAACCATTGATATGCGTACGCGTTATTGGATTGAAGAAAAAATATTAAATGACTAAGATAAAAAAGAGCTCGTGATATTTACACGGGTTCTTTTTTTTTCGCAAAATATTCAACTCCTATAACGGTGGACCAATAAATGTGTCTCCAATTTTATATTTTTAGGAGGAATTCGACATGGTAAAAATCGGCGAGCTGGCGATGACTGTTGGAAGAAAAATTCTCAGCGAACTTCCGAACAAGAAGTACTGGAATGGATATGCAGCATTTAAGGACGGCCGTGTCATCTATGACAAAGATGTATACGACTTTGTAGTTGCGCATATGTGTTTGCGAGATCGTATCAATGCGAGAAAAATCGTTGAGGCAGCACTTGCGTCATTCGCAATGCTGGGAGGAACCGCGGGAAAGCCTATACGCGAAGATTGGAAATTCAAATGGTAACTAAAAAGATCGACTGCTGATTATTCAGCGGTCTTTCTTTTTATATTTTTATAGGAGGCAAATAATGGAGATTCCTCAAGAACGAATTCAAGAATCGAAATGCCCGCTTATTATGGATCTGATGCATCAGGAATTTGAAAAGAAGATGGCCGCTTTTGTTCCTATTCCGATTTCGAATAATCCGTCGAGTGAACAAATCCAGAAATATGACGAAATGATTGATCAAAAGCTCAGGCAATATTTTTGTGAGCTAAAGATGATCTGTAATTACTATGGGGACACATTGATTGAATTGAAAAACGAGCAGGAATTTATCGGACAGAAGCAAGGGCTTCTTATCCGTCTGATTGGTATTAAAACAGAAAAGAATACGACGGAGCTTTTAAACAGTGGGTCTGATATTCAAAGAATCGATACCGAATTAACTCGAATTCTTGGCCAGTATTATGCTTGGAAAGATGCAATTATTCAATACTACGATCTTCCAGAAGATGATGAAGAATTGGAGGATGCGGAGAATGAGGATAATTTCTGATCGCAAATTAAACAATCCTATTAGTGGAATAATTAAAATTTAGAAAGGGGCATGTATTTATGGACAACGATAAAATCATTGCTGAGATCAACAAAATTCAAGGGATGCTGGACAAGTGCGATCCTATGGAAGAGAGTTATAATATTTTGCTCGGAGTTCTTGCTAAACTCGTAAAGATGAAGTCTGACAATGACGAAGTTTGCGATAAGCAGAATGAACGCCAGAACAAACTTGATCTTGATCGTGAAAGACTCCTGAGAGAGTTGGAGCTCAAAACAAAAGAGCTTGAACTCAAATATGGAATCGAAGCGAAAAAGCTTGAGAAAGATTTTGGCGAAGCTGCAAATCGCAGGCGCGAAGAAAGGCGTCATGCTATATGGGATATTATCAAGATCCTGGCACAGATTATCGGCTCTATCGCGGTGATCATTGTAACTGGTAAAGTTGAAGAAAATGTTCTGATCGGCAATCACAAGTGGTCTGTGATTCAGAAGCTTTTTAAAATGTAATTATCGCAATAAGAATAAGGTACGTGATATTCACAAGCCTTATTCTTTTTCGCAATTTATACAACCTCTTTATTGAGGAGGTGGTTGCTTGACGAGTGATCAAGACAGGTATGAAACACTGGCCGATACAGCGATGATGCTGTTATTGTTGGTGCTGTTTCTACCAATCAAAAAGATCCTAGACCAGGCATTATAAACCAACAAGGAGAGCCCTTCACTATGAGGGACTCTTCTTTATATTTTTTCGCAAATAAAACAAGCCTTATAATGGACAAAAACCTATTATAAGGAGGATTTGAAATGGATGAAATCAATATCAGAACTGGATTTTTTCAAGGCATTATTGTCAAAGTAATCAAGAAGGTAATTAAACAGAAGACCGGCTATAACCCGGAACTTCGGTTTAATGATCCGATTCAAGTGAACTTTGACGGGAATAATGTGAAAGTACATCTGAATCTTGATGTTGAACTTGGAAAGGACGATCTTCAGAGAATACTGAAGGATCTTGTCTGATTTAAAAGAATAAGGTGCGTGATATTCACAATCCTTATTCTTTTTTTTCGCAAATTTTACAGCCCCTATAATGAAGGAATATACAACATTATAGGAGGTAAAAGCAATGTTAGAAAAGATTTTGGAGAAGATCGATCTCATGAGCGCAGATCTTTGTGGAGAAATGATCGAAGCAGATAACGCTTATGATAACGATTGGTGTAGACAGATCTTGGCTAAACAAGATGTTCTGAACGAACTACATGAATTTGTAGAAAACCTTCAGAAAACGCAAGAGGACTTGTAACTTACAGGTCCTCTTCTTTTTCGCAAGAAAAACAATGCTTATAATGGACAAAATTATTATAGGAGGTAAACTATGAAAAACAAAACTACATTTATTGAAAGGCATTTTTTCAATCTGATGCTCAAGTATGCAATCAAAGATGAATTCGAGCCAAATGAAAAAGATCCTGATGCTGGACGAGGAGTCTGGAGCATGGAAATTCCAAAATGGCTAGCGATTCTTACGAAGATTGTATGCGGAGAATCACCGTGCAACGTGTTTCAAAAAGTATGTGATGAGGTCGATGGTATTTAATCCTAAATAAGAAACCGAAAAGAATAGGGAACGTGATATTCACAATCCTTATTCTTTTTCGCAAGAAAAACAACTCTTATAATGGAGGTAAGAAAGCACAAAAGCCTTTCCTGCGATTTGGGCGGTTGGCTGGGGCAATGGATTAAAAGCTTTTGTGCGAAGGTCATGAGACACTGCCATAGGCAGATAACCGTAAGACCTTTTAATTTATAAGGAGAGTGGAATTCCTGGGTTATGCCGGGGCGGTTGAGATACTGCAACCACACGAATAGTTCAATGGTAGAACACTTATGACGATGAGTCAAATGAGAGACGCTTGTTCGAAGCGAGCAATCCTTATATTTTTCTCGCATAATTTACAATCCCTATAATGGAAAGAACCATATTAATCGAAAGGGGTTTTAAAAATGTTCGAAAAAACTTATAAGGTTATTATTGTTTATGACTGTGGAGTAAAAAGAACCAGTTACTTGAAAGGCACGAAACGTAAAATCAAAAAGGATCTTGAATATTTTAAAAGCAAAGCAGATTGGTATGAAGAATTCAAAGATGTATTGGTTATGACAACAAATCAACCGGTGTAACAGCCGGTTTGATTTTTTTCTTTCGATATTTCGCAAATTAAACAAAGCTTTTAATAGGAAAATCAGAAAGGAGATATTTTAATGACAAACGAATTAATCAAGCTTAGCTTCACTGGATGGAACGTGTTTCTCAGAGGATCTTTTAAGCAAAAATTAATTGCGTATGTAGTGCTCGGAGCGATCGAAGGCGGAACAAAAGCATTCATCGAATCGGCGACTGGCATACGCAAGAAGCGTAGAGAAGAGGCACTTGAGAGAGAAAAAGAATTGGAGAAGCAGCTTGAAAAACTTAAAGTTGATGTCACTGCTGATTTTAAGCAACAAATGAAAGAGGAATTCAAAGTAACGGAACAAAACATTAAATTGACTAAAGATGCTCAACGTGAAATCGAAGAGATATTGAAAGGCTTAAAAAATTAATGTTTGAGGATCTACTTTGGTCCTCTTTTTTTTTCTATGAAGTATTACTATCAAAAACCTGATATTTGCGTTCGGGTCTTCGGAGAGCCAATTAGCTTGAATCATCTGATTTACAGAGGAGGAACGTTATATTTGGAACACGGACGCGGAATCATTGTAACACAGAAAAAATTTGATACCAAACGGAAAGAATGCTCCTGGGATGCGGTTGACTCATGGATTGCGAATGATATTTATACTTCTCCCAATTTCGCTGAGTTTTTTATCTCGAATGCAACAGAAAAAGACTATCCGATATTTGAACTCAGAAAAATTATGTGGGCGTTACGAATGAAGCCTTTGAAGAAAGAAGACTGGGAGTTATATTTTTGAGATTCGCAAATTAAACAGCCTCTTTAATAGGGAGGTGGAGCTCGAACTAACAAGCAAAGACAAAACGTTAGTCCGGGTTCCTTTTTTTGTCCAAAACGTAAGGAAAGGAGAAGAGCATGGTAACGATTAAGGACTTAAGAGATATTACTCAGGAGTATTTAGATAAACTAGAGTATACGCACCCATTTGTTAATAGCGATAAATTTGTTGATAACTCGTATGCGAAATGGGCATGCAAGGAAATATTGAACGTCATCGATAAGTCAGATAATCTTCCATTCAAATTAACTCCGGTAGAGCTACTGGATGCATTTTCAAATAAGATGCAGACATATGCGCTTATGAATTCAAAGAATGCGCTCTATTTCACAATCGGACAGGAAACCGCGGAGTATTTGATTGAAGAATGCTGGCTCAGTGAATGGCACAAATCTGGACGAAGAAGACATTAATTATTTTAGGAGGAACATAAAATGACAACAAAAGAACTTAATGCGTTTGTAAATCAGCAGCATCTCAGAGGAATGAGCGATAAGGCAATCGCAGGTTCTCTCGGCCTGACCCTTGAGAGATTATATTATCTCATGAGCCGAGATGATGAAACTGATGTCGAAGATAAGAAGGATAAATAATAAATAACTGATATTTTTAAAAAAAATAAATAAAAGGAGAACGGAATTAATGAACGAAGCTGCTCAGGTGCTCAAAGAGACTAATCATGAGAGAAAGGTAACCGGCTATGGCGCACATCACAAAAAAGGTGGATCGGCTGTTTCTAAACTCGGGAATAAGCCGATGAGCTGGCAGGAGATCAACAGCAAGCATGGCGAGTGCAAGGAATACGATTTTGGTGGTTTCATGGATTATGAGACGTTCAAGAAAATGGATCCCGATCTGGAAGCCGAATATGTAAATAAACTTTGCGAGAAGTATCACATTCGGCACGAGCAGGTGAGTAAGTATCTTTTCGAGCTTGGTGAAAATGATCTGATGGCGCGACTTAAGATCAAGGGCGTCGACAAGAAAATCACGAAGATTAAGGCATGTGATGTTACGGATGATGCCGTTAAAGATTTTCGTGATCAGATTGATCTCTGGCGCCAGAAAACCGAAGCTGCGAAGATTATCGATCTCTCCGAAGCTCAGCGGAAGCGTGATATTATTGAGAATGGCGAGTTTATCGATTATGACGAATTTTCAAATTTCACGACCGATGAGAAGACACTTTATCTGAACTCGCTGATTGACAAATACGGAGTATCTCTCGCGGCTATCGAAAGGGAGCTCTTTAAACTTACTTCCGGAAGACTCAGATATCATCTTGAGACTGCCGGAGCATTGCTGAATGTTAAACGCGGTAAAATGGGTATGGCTGGAATCAAGGCCAATGCTGTATTTTGCGAAGCTCTTAAGGAATGGAGAGGAGAATCTGTCGTGGAAGAGAAAACGGAAACTGCTGCTAAACCTGTCAAGGAAGAACCTGAAGCCGTCGCTCGTGATATTCTCGCTGCCATTATTGGCGAAGAGCCTGAAAAGCCGAGCAATGTTATTGCCAAGATTCTTCAGGTAGACAAGGTCGAGAAGCCTGCCGAAATCGCAGCAGAAAATCCGAAGAAGGTCGAGCTTCCTGAGAGCAACGTTTCGGATGTTTATATTCCGGTTACTGTTGAGAAATCTCCGGAACACTTGGTTGAAGATCCTAATGTGATGCCTGCGCGGGATCCGATTGCGCACGTTGCTAGCTTTGTGGAGCAGCCTGATATTCCGAAGACGGTAGCGAAGCCTAGCAGCGAGGTCTATTTCTCGACACGTTATATTTCGGAGAAGGGACTCGATCGGGAACAGATTATGAACAAGATCTATCTGCTGGCGTCGCTGTTTGAGAATGAAGAGAATCTCGAGATAACTCTTACCGTTGCAACGAAAAAGGAGGCGTAACATGAGCTTGACGGTTCTCAATCCTGACGAAATTACGACCATAAATGCCGTCATGGATTATATTCTGAAGAATCCGGCGAAGACTGTTGGTTCAATCAAAAAACGCTTCGGTCTTTCAGAAGAGGAATATCGCATGATATTTGACCTCACGATGCCACATATACGAACAGACAGCGCCAAGAGTTATTGGAAGACAAAGTATCTGATGCTCAGAAGTCAGATTAGCGAGCTTGTACAGAATAATAAAAAATCAAAGCTCGCACCAGAACTCTGGAGTATCCTTGAAAACTGTGATGTAAGCGAGAAAAACATGTTGGCACAGCAGGAAGCAGCAGAAGAAGATATTTGAAAGGAGAACATGCTATGACACTTATTGAACTTCAGAAAGTCCTCGGCGATCGCATTAACATTACTCTTTCGGATATGACTCCTGAGCAGAAGAAGATCGAGAACGAGAAAACTGCTCTCGTCATCGGTGTCGCCAAGCAGATGGTCGGTAATGCCAATACGATTCTGAAGGCAGCTAAAGCCGGAACCGAGAGCAAGGAGCTTCGTGAAGTGATCGGAGCTGCTTATCTGATCGGGCCTCAGAAGTAATGACGGTAACGAAATGGACGCCAGAAGAGGATCAGTTTCTCATTGAGAACTATCCTCTTCTTGGAGGAAAAGAAACTATACAACTTCTAAACGAACATTATCATAACAATCGAACCGAAAGGGCCGGATACAAACGAGTTGAAATACTTAGAAAGCAAGGTCTTATGGATCTGCCAAAGAAAGAACGTATGTATTGGACGGCTGCCGAAGATCAAATACTTAAAGAAAATTATCCAATAAGTGGATCGAAAGGCGTATCCGAGTTATTGTTCGAACGTCTAAAATCTATTCGTACTGAAGATGCAGTTCAGCATCGAGCTGATTATCTTGGCATAAAATACATTAAACTACAAATTGATGAAGCCTGGGTACAAAACAATTATATGCACTTCGAAAGAAATAAAGATTTATGGGAAAAATACAACGAAACCCATGACCGTCAAGTTGCATATAGCAGTTTTGAAGGGTATTTGATACGAACCGGCTATCAGCGCATGTTCACAGATGAAATGCTTGAATTTCTTGCAGAACATTATGCGGACTGGGGAGCAAAAAGAGCCCAAAAAGAATTACTTGAACGTTTTGGCGTATTAAAATCAATTCATAGTATACACTTTCAAATGAGCCAATTAAAGATTGGTATTTCGAAAGAAGTAATGAGCAAACTTATCGGAGATTCACAGGATTCTTATCCAGAAGGTTCTATTCGTATTCACGGAACAAAAAGAAAATACGCCGTAATAAAAACTAAAGATGGCTGGAAACCGTATGCTAAACATATTCTGAAAAACAATAATGATGATTATATAGCAACGCCACTAGATCATAACCAAAGTAATATGAATCCTGAAAACTGGGTTCTTATTCCAAAGAAACATGTTGTTATAATGTCTAAAAACAAATTGTGGTCAACAGATCCGGAAGTCACAAAAACCGCTATTATGCTGTGTGAACTAATCGATGTCATGAAACAGCAAGAAAAGGAGAATCAAAATGAAAGCACTTGAAAGACTGGAACAAAAATATACAAGAAAGAGAACCTATCCGGCTACTGCATGCAATTTTGAAATAGCCACAGATCCGGATGGTAATGAAAACTATGTTATCTGGTTCGAGTATAAAAATAACGCCGGGACTAAATCCAAGACGCCGAAACTTACGATCGACAAAGACGTCATTCAGAATCTCGGCGAGTTCTGGAAACGCGACGGACTGATCTCGTAAAATAAACAGCCTCTATAATAGAAGATATTAAATTATATTATGGAGGTAATGTGTATGGAAAAAATCAAGACTTTTGTTGTGATAGCCGTATTCGAGTTGAGCGGCATCGTAGAGACGAAGCTTCTTGGCATTACGGAATCTTTCAGTTCAGCATATCGGCTGATTGAGGAATGCGATTATGAAAAGATCGTAACATCTCAAGTAGCTGGCGAATGGACTGATGAACCGAATACGCCAAAATACTTCACATCTACTGGCGGAAAGCAAACTTACACGGAGTATCACAGCTTTGTCTGCAAGAGCAGTTTCGAAGACCATTATCCTGTGAGCGCAATATTCTATATCTTCGAAAACTAAGCATAAAGGAGCTTGTAATTTGCAGGCTCCTTTATATTTTCGAAAGGAGAACTGAATGGGCAGAAAATCTAATCCTGAAGCATGGAAAGAGCGTCAGAAATCTCTATTCGTAAAAGATCTAATGGAATATGCCAGCTTTACTCCCGCTATAGCAGCAGACTATCTTGGAATATCAGAAAACTATTTTAATTGTAAATTGCATCGCGATAACTGGTCTCTTGGCGATCTGCAACTGCTCATATATGCATCTGGGTTTCAATTATGGGCAGTGGATAAAAACGGCCTTCTTTGGAAATCTCTTTCTCTAGAACATTGGTATCCAACAGACGCGGAGCAAATCGATGCAATTCGAAAAAGATACGACGATGAACAAATTAAACAAAAACGCGAGGAATATGAAACGTTAAAGCAAACTCTGGCGGCGATGAAAGAAACATATGGATTTGAAGATTGAAAGGAGAAAAAACATGAGAACAAAGAAAACCGAAGAAAAATGGTGGAATTCAGAAAATCTCAGAACTCTTGTTGAAAATTCCGGAATGACGCAGAAATCTATTGCTGAAGCTAGCGGAATCCCAATAGCTTCTTTTCGTTTATATTTAACTGAAGAACTCCAACCTCCGATGGATCGTTTATTTGCATTGGCTGATTTATTCGCTGTTCCGCTTGATTATATTTCTGGGAGATGCACAAAAGAGGAATGCGACGCCATTGAAGAATCTTTTGCAGATAACTTCCGTCTTCTCAGACGCCAAGACTATGAAAACTGTATTTTGAAACATGTCGAACGGTGGAAAAAGCCGGATAATTACGAATCGCCGTACCCGTATAATCTGCTTGACGATATTTTCGGTAAAACATTCGATCATGTTCTAAGTGAAGATGAAGCAAACGGGCTCAATTACTGTCTTAGAACATTGACCGAACGAGAACAGACAGTCATTGGTCTTCGCTATGAAAAAGAAATGACCCTACAACAGACTGGAAAAGAACTTAATGTAACACAAGAACGTATTCGTCAGATTCAGGCCAAGGCTCTTCGAAAACTGAAAAATCCCATAAGACTCAATTATATTCTGTATGGAGAGCAAGGAAATAACATAAAAAAGGAACTTGATGCTAGAGAACATCAACTCGATTCTCGCGAACGGCAGCTTATAGAAATTGAAAATATGCTTGGATTTAAACGCGATAAAGCTAATGAAACCGATGCAAGGCGAGTAGCATATGACGAAGCGAGAAAAAGCAAAACTGGGAGAAACGGTCTCACTTATTCCGATGCGTTTCTTGATTTGAATCTGAGTGTACGGTCGTTTAATTGCCTTGCCAGAGCTGGATTTCTCACCGTAGCGGATGTGATCAAAGCCATTCGCGATGAGAGTATTATTAAAGTGCGCAACCTCGGACGCAAATCGCTCGAG